CCTACTATGATGTCGTGAGGCGTAGCCCCGGAGACTGTGCCGACAATGGACTCGATGTAAGCATTGGCCGGGAGGATAGCTTGGTTAACTCCACCAATGTACTGGAGTTCATTAGTGCCAGCCCATGTGTTAGTCCAGCGCACCTCTCTGCGTCTTGCTGAGATTGCTCCTTGAGTGGACATCCCAGCTTCTGCGAGCTTGGCGTGTTGCTTGTTGCCTGATGAGTCCAAGACTTGGCCGTTGTCTGTCTGGGCGTTCTCGGCAAGGAGTTCGGAGGTGATGCCAACTTTCTTAATTTGTATATCCTTCAGGTACATGATGTCGCCAGCTTCCGTAGTTGACGACGTTGATGGCGCTGTGTTCCCGGCATAAAACCTTATTGAAGTAGTGGTTTCGAGACACGGGCCTATAAAGGAAAAAGACTGCCACACCCCTTTCGTCCCATTAGTGACGAAAGCAGAAGGGGAAATAATATTCCCAGCAGCGCCATTTGCAATGGTAAAAGAATCAAAATTCACATTAGTAACCGGCCAATAGACCCTGCCAGTGATCTGCACCATCTGCCCTATGTTTAGCTGCGTGATGGTTCTGTTTACTCTTCTGCCAGTTCCTGTTGTGGAAATGGTCATCCGAAAGCAATTATCTTCGCCATCTATGCCGTCTATGTTTCCGTCACCACTTGAGTTTGTTGCCGTCCAGCTATCAGCCCCGGCACTAAAATCACTTGTATAGACAGCGGTCTGCGTAGCCCCCACATCAACTGAAGACACGCCATTCACAAACATCCCCAGATTCTCAGCAACAGTCTTGGCCCGGTTAAACAGGCGATGGCTGAACCACTGAGAGGCAGAGCGCACTGCACTTGTGCCGCAGACGTAGAGGCTGGAGGTGTTGTCTACAGTGGCGCTATCGAGAGAGGTTACTGTGTCGAAGTCGTAGACCGCCGAAGCAACATTCCCGCGCAAATGCACGTACACGGTAGCCGCAGCAGAAGAATAATATGACACCCTCAGAGTCCCAGAAGATGACGCCGAAGTTGTGGCAGTGGCAAGTGCCGTTGAGTTTACTTCTGGCCCTGATCTTATCAGTAGGCTCCCTGTTGATGATGCCCCAGATACATATGTCGCTACGCACGAAACAAATAATGTCTCGCCAGCAGCCAAGGAAATAGCCTGATAAGCCGCCGTGTCACCGCTACGAGTAATTCTTAAACTGCCAGCACTCCAAGTAGCAGTGCCTCCGGAGCCTGTTGCCAGCGTCCACCCAGTAATATCAGTATCAAAATTCCCGTTGACGATCTCCTCGACCCGCGCACTGATAACCAGTGTAGTGCCAAGCTGAACACCGTTGAGCGTAAACACAACAGACCCTGCTGCCGTAGTAGTCGCAGCAGTGATGTCTACATCAATGACGCAAACATAGTTGTCAGTCATGCCTGTCACAACAGTGGAATCAAAGTTGGTTGCGTTGATTGTCAGCCGCAGGAATCCGGTAGTCAGCAATGTAAGAATATAGCCATTCGTCCCATCGTGCTTGTTGAGCAGAATGACGTTAGCAGCAGGAGTCCAATCCGGCACAGAGCCGCGCCACTGGAGTGCAAAATTACCAGTGCCAAAGTTGTTCTGAGTGTTCGTGAGCTGCTGGATGCCGTTGCTTGCAGAGGTTGCGGCAGTGATTGCAACCTGTACTGCACGAGCAAGGGGATTGGTAAACGTTGTCACGCTTGATATGTCAACAATCGCAGCAGCAGAGGCAGCACTGTTAGCCGCTGCCGCAGCATTTGAGGACGCTGTCGCCGCACTTGCTACCGACTCTGCCGCTTTTGTCGTTGCAGTTGCAGCGGAATTGGACGCTAAACCGGCTTGAGTCGTTGCAGTAGATGAAGCGGAGCTGGCTGTACTGGCGGAAGAAAGCGCCTCTCCCGCTTTTGTCGTTGCAGTTGCAGCGGAACTGGCCGCAGCGTTTTCGCTCGCCAAGGCATCAGCAGCACTGCCAGCCGCTAGTCCGGCTTCGGTTGTCGCTGTAGCGGCACTGCTAGATGCCAATCCAGCCTGAGTCGTTGCTGTGGCTGCGCTAGAGGTGGCAGAAGACGCGCTAGACGTAGCAGAGGATGCGCTTGACGTAGCAGAAGCCGCGCTGGCAGTCGCAGAACTTGCGCTAGATGTCGCAGAGGATGCGCTAGATGATGCAGAACTTGCGCTAGATGATGCCGCACTGGCAGAGCTAGAAGCTAGCCCAGCCTGCGTTGTCGCAGTGGCTGCGCTTGCTGACGCTAGCCCGGCTTGTGTAGTCGCAGTCGAGGAACTGGCAGCAGCCGCCACTTGAGATGCCAGCGCAGCAGTCGCAGAGGCCGCAGCAGCAGCAGATGTTCCCACCCAGTCACTTGGCGAGGATGCAGGAGTGTCGCCAATGGTTGTTCGCAGAGCCGTGTAGAACACACCATCAGGGCCGACTACGTTCTGGCCTGCCGTGTAGGTGACGGTCGATACATACGCCAGGCTAATCAGCACCCAGTACGTGGTTTCTGTGAGCGGGTTCTTGTTGATGTTTGAGTTCTGCAAAGATTGATACAGCAGGTTATCGTAAGTAATCACAGAACCTTCTTTGTATGTCGTGCCCGCGCTCCATTCAACTGAATACAGGAACGTCCAGTTTCCAGTGGTCGTTACAGGATTGTTGTTCACGTTGCCGTTAATCAAGGAGACGTAGTATTGGCCGTCTGAACCCTGCACAACATCGTTGGAGGTGTATCGCTTTGAGGCTATCCAAGGATTACCGAAACTATTCGCAGTGTCGCCAACAGGGTCACGGACAAGTATCTGCGTCCCTGTAGAGGTAGTCAGGATCGCTTTCGCCACACCATCAAAGAAGATGTTAGGCTGTCTACCAGCAGCAGTCAGGATCACTGGGTTGGTATTGGGGATAGTGAAGTCAACGTCAGCGTAGGTTGTCTTCGGGGTAGTCGTGCCAGTCTCGTAGAAGTAGATTCTTCCACTTACTAGGGGATCGCCCGCATCGTCAAAGTATTGTGTGCCTAGATCGCCGTATCGAGCCATATTACATCACCGTTGTGGTTGATTTTCTGTGCCAGTATATGCAGATATTCCACCAGTAGCGCCAGCAGCACCTGCTGCACCTTGCGGAGTCGCCAGAGCACGTCCAATCTGCTGCACAGTTGCTCCCGCTGGGTTAAGCACTTGTTGCGTTGCTGCGCTCTCTGCCCTCAATAGTCTAAGGGCTTTTGCAAAATCAAACATTTGTCCAACTACCGGCAACCGAGACATAACAGACCGCTCCAGCCTTTCAATGGCCTGTGCGCTGGGTCCACGCCCAAGCGCCGTACCGCGAACGGGTTCCCGCAATTGCGCCAGCCGCATCATATCGTCAAGGAATTTTACCTCATCAGAGGTGAAAATAACTTTCATTTTATCTTTTCCGATTCGATTTATTGCCCGCTCCAAACTTGCGCGGCTTATTGCCTGGTTGCCAGAAGCGTCAATCGGACCCTTGAATGCCTCGCTCCTGATATAGTCCAGCGTCTGAGTTCTAAGCGATGCCCATGCGCCTATGCCGCGCTCTATCTGCTCAGGTGCGCCCGTAGTCAGAAACTGCTTAAGCTGATTCAGGTCTGAAGGCTTCCAGCTATTGCTTAAGGCTACCTTGTCAAATACATCATCGGCCTTGATCGTGTTATCCATTATATCTTCAACAAGGCTGCGTTGGTTAATGTCAAACTTGCTGACTCGCTCAGGTCTCAGCATCCTGCCAAATTCCGCCCGAGCCTGTCTTGCTTGCTGAAATACATCCCGTCCAGCAGTAGACAACACATCATCATCTAGCTGGTCTTTTAGCTCACGAATGACCTGCTTTCCAAAATCATTTGTTGAGTTGTATCTGGAGTTAAGCACCTGGCGAATAGTCTCCGCTGTATCAACATCAATCTTTCCGCGCACTTGAAAATTATTGTCGATAACGCCTCGCTCTACCAAGTCTCCACGAATAGAGCGAATGAGACCTCCGGTCAATTCATTGTCAGGAGCGCGTTTACGCAGCGCCTCTGCATATCGAGTAAGCCTAATGTTTTGCGCCCCCGGTGCCACCTCCCTTGCCGCTTGATACAAGCTGGATATTTCGCTATCAAGAGCCGTTGCGCGATTGACCACAGCATCAGACAAGGGTGATCCAGTAGTCTGCCCGCCAGCGCCAAGAATGCGCGTATCAAATGCCTGAGAGATTGCCCCCTCTTGCTCTTCCAGTGCTGCGCGAACAGTTGTAGATCGCTTGGCAAGCTCCTGCTGCATTTGGAAGTCATCAGCAGTGCGAGTAATTTGCGCCGTTGTAGGCTCTACCCCCATCGACTTCATAAAGTTAAACCGCTCTGCCTGCTCTCTTGTCAGCACGCCGGTTCGATTCAGGTTGTCGGCTTCAGCGGCCATTGCCGTGGCAAAATCATCAGCACTGGTCCCGCTGGACCGCAACAATTTAATTGCATCATCAGTCAGCGTACCGTCAGGGTTTGTTATGCGGATAGAAGGTCTGCTGCCAATAATTTTAGCAACCACAGGAGCTGCGACCCAATAAGCCAAGCGGCCAGCCAGGTCACCAGCCATTGCAAAAATTGGCGTAGTTGCAAGTTTGCTCCATTGCGCTTCGTCGCCCGTAGCGACAGCGCCAGCTTGATTGATAGCCTCACTAGCAAGGCCAATAGCGCCTTGAGTTCCAGTTTGGATCAACGCCCTTGCTGGAGCCGTAGCAATGCCCCCAGCAATATACGGAGCCGCCTCTTTTGCGACTGATTCAGTGCCGCGAAGGAATCCTGAAATGTCTGCAACGGAAAGGCCGGGGCGATTCGGATAGAACGTGCCGCGACTAGAAACAAGAGTCGGATTGCCAAACCTGTCCTGTGACAGCGTAGCATTGGGATCAGCCATCTGGCGTTCTGATGCCAGAACTTCTTCAGGAGTGCCCCCGCCTATGTATTCAGGAAAGGCTTCGCGCTCAGGACTAATAGCCTGGCGAACCCGCTGCATCATTGAAGGTTTTTTAGCAGGAAGCACTGCAAATATGCGAGCAACATCTTCCGCAGTGGGAGGAGTATTCCCCGCAACCACAACCTTGCGACCGTCTGGCGATGTGATTTCGTATTCAGCCATCAATTCACCTGCTTGATAGTGTAGCCATTGATGACCATAGGCTCCTCAGTAGCCATCTCAGGAGCCTGAGTTGCTTGCTGTTGAATCCCAAGCCTGCCCTCTAGCCTTGCTTTGATCTCCGCGAGCTTCTCCCGCATACGCTGTTCAGATGCGCGAGAATTCAAGCCGCTTGCAGCTTGGCCTATCAGCTTTATATCAGACTCAGAAAGAACTCCGGTCATGCGGCCAAGATTTGCCATTGTCAGCAGGCTTTGCAGTTCTTGAAGGTCTGATTCAAAATCTACAGTAGACTCGCGGAATGATGGAACCCAAGAGCTTATTGGGCCAGTCGCTCCAGCAAGACCTGATTCGTTTGCAAGAAGTTTCGCAGCCAAGTCGTAGGCTCTAGCGATTTCAGCAGATACCATTTGGTCTCGAGATTCTCGCTCAGTTACCTTTGCTTCTTCGGTAGATAATCTCATTTCCCGTTCTTGAATAGCTGCGTTGATTTCCTGCTGATACTGCTCCGGAGTTATATTGCCAGCCTGCAAGTCTTGGTTCAGTTTCCCAAGATTGGTGGTTGCCGCACGAGGTTGAGCGATTGCTGTTTGCCGCATAGCTTCAATTGCTGTCTGGTATTCTTGAGGAGTGATGCGCCCAGACATTAAATCTGCACGAAGTTTGCCTACTTCTGTGAACGGGGTTTGTTGGCTAGGCGCTTCAGGAACCTCCGCAATAACCTCACTCCCCCTCATTCTTCGCTCCCCTGGACTCAGCGTATATTCTGCTTGCTCCTGCTGTGGAGCAAACCTCTGCCGATAGATCGAGGCAGCAGGGAAAAGAGTAGTCATCAGACGATTGATAGCCATTGGATCGTCTTGATCTCGCATGGCTTGCGCGTCCCTGAGTATTTGCAGCGTGTCACTTGGGTCGGCATCAGGATAGCTGGAAAGAGCGTCGAGCCGATCTTCAGCAAGCTGAATAACACTGTTCGCTCTCATCTGCCTGGTAAGGCGCGGGTCTTCAGGATTTTCTGTCAAGAACCGAAGAGCAGTATCTGCGTCCTCATACATAGCACGCTGACGCGCCTCAAGCTCTGCCCGCTTCTGTTCAGTCAGACCCTGCTCACGCTGTCTAATGCCTTCAGCGTACTCCTGCGCTCTACCGCCGTAAGCCGCACCAAGACCACCAAGTATGTCACCGAAATTGATCGCCATTATGAAATGTTCCTGATGTTATGGGCCAAAGCTTCTGAAGTTAGCGGTTCTATAGTCTGGGACGCTGAAAGGGTTAGCGGGTGCAGGCGCACTATAGTTGCCTCTGTATGGACCATAGCGACTAAAAGCAGCACTGTCAGACACTGGGGAAAGCCCGCCTTTTCTTGGCGCATTTACCAATTGGTTGTAAAAGTCAGCTCCACCAGCCGCAGCGTTAAACGCCTCCTCATAATCGAACGAAGGAGAGTTTATTCTACTGGCTCCACCGTATGCGTCCATCTGATTTTCAGCTAGGCCAGCTTGCAATTCTGCCACATTTCCAGCCAAGCCAGTTGCGTTCAGAGCAGCTCGATTCGCCCCTGCGTTCTGCATATTGATCAAGTTGGTAGCTTGATCTCCAATCAAGTTGGCTGTGCCTTCACCAAGACTACTGAGCAGTCGAGATTGCTCCAAAGAAGCCCTTTCAATTTGCCCTGCCAACTGCTCTGCTGCCCTTGATCGGCCTAGCGCAATATCCCGACCAGTGCCGTACTGCATCTCTGCAATGTTCATCCCTGTGTTCTGACCAATGTTAGACAAAGCAGCACCAGCCTGCCCTTGGTAGCTCGCCATGTCTCCACGCTGACCGGCAATGTTCTGAGCCGTGTTCAGTCTTATGTCGCCCATCGCACTAGCAGCTTGGAAGCCTCTGCCAGACAGAAGCTCAAGGTTGTTTATTTGCTGCTGCAATCCCTTTGAGGAAAGGTCTTGTCCGAATCGCTGAAGCTCTTTTTGAACATTGCCGCCACCAAGTCCACCAGTGGCCGCTGCGCCCGCAAGGTTTGCTCTCATGCCTTGGTCAAACAAGAACTTCTCGTAGGGAGACTCTTGTCTGGCCTGATTGAAAGCATCTACACCCAATGACCCAGACAATGCTTCCTGCATCCCGAACGCTCTTGTGCCGCCGGTATAATATGGCTGAAAGTCACTAATCGCCCTGTCTGCTGCCGATTGCAGGTCAGTAATGTTAACGCCATAAAGTTGATTGATCTTCTGGAGCGCATCAGTAATATCAAAACGTGATGAGGTCTCAGCGCCTCTCAGCGTTCCAGTTGCGTCAGCCAAGCCCTGACGTTGAGCGTCTTCAGCACCACCAACACCTGTTGGAATGTTGGCGTACCTTGCGCTTCTGTATCGATCCTGAGCCTCCGATAAGGGAATCCCAATCGCTCTGGAAACCTGCTCAGGAGTCACATTGTACTGATTCATCAGAGCATAGACTTGCTCATCAGGAATGTTCGGGTTGTTGGCGAAGTAAGCCTGAAGCTGGTAATCAGTCACCTGACCAGGCTGCGCCTCATTCACCACCTGCTGGTTGTAGCGACCATAAGCTGCCTGAGGATCAAGGCCACGCGCATTAACTATCTGCTCAGGCGACACCTGATATTCCTGCATCAGAGCATAAGTCTGCTCATCAGAGATATTAGGATTGGCCGCAAAGAACTGCTGAAGCTGCTGGTCCGTGATCTGGCCGGGAGTGTACTGCTGGCCTTCTGGGTTGCCTTCTAGCAATTCAATGGGCATCGTTGTAACGGGATTAACAATGTCGCTGGCTTGGAGAAGAATCTCATTACTAACCCCGTTGCTCTGGGCTAGTGCAGTAAGGTCTTCCCAGCTCAACTGAGGATTGGCCGCAATGTATGCCGCGACTTCTTGCGCTGTGTACGCCATAGCTTACCTCTGGAACTGTCGCATCGGTTGGAATTGCTGCATCGCTGGGAACTGCTGCGCCTGTGGGTTAATCAGTCCAGCAAGAGCCGCTTGGTCAATCGGTAGAGACTGAGCAGGAGCCATCTCAGGAATGCGCCCACCAAGGATTGCCGCACGCATCGCAGGCACTGAAGCAAGGTTCACATTCTGAGCCGCCACGTTGCCGCCCTGATAAGCCTGCATTCTAGGCATAAAGGAAGCGCCCTGCATCTGATAGGCTCGATTCAAAGCCTCCTGATTGATCTGCCCAGCCTGGCCGTATCCACCAACCATTGTGTCTTGAGCCTGCTGGTAGGCAGGAAGAAGATTGTCTAGCTTGGTGTTAGCCATCGCCATCGAGCGCCTGTTGGCCTTGCTGATTTGCTTTTTGTTGGATCGCTGACTGAGCATATTTGATCCCAGTCCTATTGCTGCCGCTCCTGCCTGCATCGTTACTGGGTCCATGCCCATGATATATCCACCTCGCATTGTGTTGACTGAAGCCCAAGTTGGTTAGCATTCGTTTCAATGCCACTCGATCATCTGGAGCCGTTGTGTAAATCTGCGCCCATCCATGCTGTGCAATCCATTCTAGGAGCTTGGCAAACGGTTCGCCCATCTTTGCCCGATCTCGCAGCTTGCAGCAGCCGTGAATCTCTAGCTTTCTGCCCTTCGGGATCAACTGCACCAAAACTTTGTCATCGAGAAGTACAAGGCCGTCCATGTTGCCAATGTCATCAACGTAGAATCCCCAAGGAACACATACGCTGGAATGCTGCAAAATCTCTAACGCTCTCGCCTTGGTAGGTATCGTGACAGACTCTGGTCTGCTGGATAGCATTTTACCTAAACGAGAATCCATCCCTGCGTCCTGTCGCCACCAATCTCAGAAAGCATCTTTCGATATTCAATTGAACCCGTAGTTCCTGTGCTGTCGATGTAGAGCTGGAACTGTCTGGCAGATACCAAGCCCTCTGGAGAACCCGTCCCAACAATCGGAATACTCAAAGAGGCATCCAATGTCCAAGTCCTGAACGCTTGCGCCATTTTACCAGAATCATCAACGATAGGCTGTGCAACATTGAGCAGCGGAGTCTTCATTTGCTGCCCCCGATAATCTCAGCATTTAGCTGAAGAATCACGGGCTTTACCGCATCAGTCAAAGTGAACCGGAATATCTCAAAACGTGACGCCCTGCCGTTCTTTCTCCAGATCGCTCGACGGTTGTATTCACCGATCTTGCCAATGGCTCTGGTTCGCGCATCAGACCATGTCTTCCCGTCCTTGCTTCGGTCCATCGTAATCACTGGGTCAGTTACCGCAGTGTTACCAACACCAGACTCGACGGTCAACTCAATCGAAGGAACAAAGATCGCCTTGAGGTTATTCTGAAAGGGCTGGGTCGCTACTCGCCGGATGATCGTGTTGCCATACTCCGTGTAGACCAGAGGATCAATCCTGCCAATCCTGCCGTCAATAAAGTCGCCGCACAGTATCTGGTTGTAGGCTTTGCAAATGGCCGTGATTCGATACTGACTCAGCTCATCATCAAGCAGTGATCGTCGTTCGTGCCATCGCTTGGATGTCAGGTCGAACACCAATGTCGTTGTTGGCAGAGTGAACCCAATGAAGTATGCCCCATTCTGTGAGTACGCCCACGAATAGATCGACTGCAACTGAGAAAGCGTCAGGTCTTGGAGAAGGTTATCAATGGGAGTGCTACTGATCTTCGCCGTGTCGTTTCCTGACAGCGCCCAAATAGACGGACCCTCGTTCTCACCGCCACCCACGAACACAAAGGTGTCCTGTGCATTTATCAGTGAGTATGGAGAATAGACGCCCTTCTGCAAGAACAGGCCAGTCCGCTGAAAAGGGAAGTCAGTCCCACCGACATTCTGAAAAGCCTCAATGGTCTGCGAACCTGAGATGAATAGCTGGTTCTTGAAGACAATAGGCGCAACAGTCACATCTGGATCAGACTCAGCCGTTCCAAAGTCCAGAGCGTTGTAGCTCAGTCCGTCATTGGGAGCAGAACAAATAAACTTCTTCGTGTCGGTCGTACAGACAAAGTAGGAGTCCACAAACACAACGAACTGCGGGTTCCCATTCGCATCGAAGTCAGCGTCAGTGATCTGGGCAAAGGTGTCGGTCACATGGTTGTAGATGAACCCATCACCGCCAGGCACCAGCACCATCAACTGAGTGCCGTTGTCGGCCATCGAGACCCTTGCCGTCCCTGTAATCGTTCCCAGACTTGTCAGGCTGTAGCTTGCAACACCCAGTGTGATTGTCTCGACTATCTTGTAAAGGGTCTGGCCGTTCACAGTGTAGGCGATGCCAGCCATCTCATGCATTCCCCTGTTCTGGTTCTCAACAGTCCCAGAGGAGACAAGCTGCACCAGACCCGGAGTCCCAAAAAGGTTCTCAGGACTCAAGGCCGGAGCCTCGCTGATATTGGGATACCAGTTCAAACACTCCTGAGCACTCAGAGGAAGTGACGGGCTTACATAGAACCCACTGGTAATTGGCAGCAGCATTAGAGAGCACTCAACAGAGCATTGATGGCAATCACACTATCGGTTGTTGACTCGTTTCTTACGAAAATCTCAACGTAGTCATTCGGAGCCAGAGACAGATTTGCGAATGTCGCAATCGCCCGTGGAGCGCCAGCAGAGATCGTGTCGGTCATTTTAACTGAGGCAATGGTCCCGTTCTTCGCAATGTACACGGAGATTTTATGGTTGCTTCCAGAGGAGACATCCAATGTCACAATGGCATTGATGATATGCCTTGCCGTAGCCGCGGTGTGTGTAATCCGTCCAGCCGTTGTGCCGGTCCAGCCTGTAGAGATGTCACCAAGTGTAAACGTGCCTGCAACCTTCACAGGGGTCGCTGTAGACGCAATCGTTGTGGCAGTAGAGTTACCAGTCATCGAGACGGCAGCGTAGCTCTCAGCGTCTGTAGAGGCTATCTCAATGGTGTTGCCAGAAGTGGTGACCTCAATGCCTGTCCCGCCTACAAGTGAGACGAATGTAGGACTCGCGTCACCAGCATCCTGCATCAACGGTTCGCCAAGGGAATCGACGGTGAAGTTGTGGGCTATCTCAATGCCGTTCTCAGCACTGACATCAAGGGAGATGCCAGCACCAGCCTCAAGGTTTCGGATATTGTTAACAGTGCCCTGAACATCCAGAACAGGAGTGCCTGTTACCGCGCCATCCTGAACAATCGTGCCGGTCACACCTAAGCCACTGATGAAGTTGGCGTAGGTGATCTTGTAGTTGTAACCATTGTAGAAGAAGCCGAAAGAGGAGCCGGGGATAATGCTCGTCTGCGCCTCAAACTGAGATTGCCTTACACCATAACTACGCTCAACCATTTGTTGATACCTCCAGAGCAATCCCGCCATTTATTTCCGTGAGAACCAGACTTTCGCTCTCTGGGTAGAAGTGCAAGCCGTTTCCGAATTGATTGTCCTCGTTGCCAGAGCCTACAGGAAGCGTTGAAGGCAGTCTGGTAGGGGTAAGCACCTGACCAAGCTGACGCATCGCCTGCATCCCCTCACGCGCCGTTGCAGCAAGCTCAGGAGTCACCACACCGCCGTAGTAGGGGACAGACTGGAAGGCCATGTTCGCAATCAGACCAGTCAATGCGCCTGGGGGAACCGTTACCTCATCAGCAAGGTTACTGACAGACGTATACCCAAGGTTTATGCCCTTGGCTGCAAGGGAAGACATATAGTTGTTCATGGCAAAGATGAAGTCCTGATACTCATCAGCCTCCAAGGGAGACTCAGAGGCTTGGACTAGAATTGCCTGAAGTGAAGCCTTCGCTACTTGCGCCACAGTCGCCATTGGTTATTCCCCCTGCTTTGGTTTTCTTCCACGCTTTGCTGGCTCTTCAGCCTTGACTGATTCCTTGCGCTTCCATCCCAGACCTTCAGCAGCAGATGCGCTTGTTTCGGCCACAGAGACTTCTACACCGCTTGGTTTAATCCAGATACTTGTGCTCACCATTTTTCCTTTGCGGCCCAAAACGCCGCTGACATTTTGCCCTTGTTGATGTTCTCTCGATGCCTTGCCATGAATGAAGCTCTGCGCTTGCGGTCTGCTTCAGACTCGCCCTCACGCTTTGGACTACCGCTGACACCTTGCTGGCCGAATCGGATTGTCTTGATTTGGTCGCCAGACTTAGCTACGACCACATGAGATTTCGTGGGGTGATTGGG